GTCCGGTAGGATACCACTGGACGAGGATCAGGAAGTGCTGAAAGAGAAACTTGAAGTCATAAAGAAAGAACTTTATCTGTTCCTGTTTGAGAATAAGTCGGCACAGGGAAAGATTCCAGGATTTGAGGATATAGAAACAGAAAGCGTTTCCGAAGAAAAAAGTATCAGTAATTTTGAGGGTGAACCACCAGTACAGGAACCATCCGTCAACTAGATTATCAGGGAGCCTCCGGGCTCCCATCTTTCTTATGATCATATCAACAGATCACAGGATTGTCTTTATGGCAATACCAAAGACAGGAACAAGAAGTATCTATGCATGCATGAAAGAGTACTTCGGGGGTATAGTGACCTCTGACCATGCCAGAAGCGTTCCACTTGGATATAAGCACTTCTACCTGTTTACAGTAGTGCGTAATCCATACCACAGGGCAGTATCTATATGGTGGAGCACCTGTAAGCGGAATAATGACAAGAGACACTTTATAAGCAAGTACCTTAAAGAAGATAATACATTCCTAAACTTCTGCAGAAGGATTGGAGATATTGATCAGGGAGAGAATCTTGTAGTGACACACCGGCAAGCAGAATGGTTAAGATCGAATTACTTTGATAAGATACTTAGATTTGAAAATCTTAATAAGGAGTGGCTTGACATGCCATTTAATACCAAACAGATCCCTCTTGATAATATTAATTCAACAACGGCAGTTCGGAAAGGAAGCCTTGGGCCAGGGAATCCGGTAGCCCGTGGTCCATATGATCAATACCTTTGTAATGAAAGCATAGACCTTATTAATAAATACTACAGTCAGGACTTTATCCTGGCCGGGTATAAAAAAATAGAAACATGAAAGTAGGAGTATTTCATCCCTTCCTTGGGATCCCACTTATTGATGATCTTATGGAATCAGTGATAAGAGGATTTGAAAACTATGAACCAGATAGCTTTATCATCCGGAATAATCAATACCATGAATGCGATGTTGCTATACGCTTTGGTATGCATTCTTTAAAGTTCCCACATACAACAACCTACAGGGATATTATTGATCGTGCTCATACAGGTCGTACAGGAGTCATTGAACTTGGATGGATCGGTGATCGTGAGAAGTACTTTCAGTTTGGCTTTGGAGGGGTATCCGGAAGAGCAAAGTTCTACGTACAGCCTGAGCTCAGTATACGGAAAATATCAGAACCAGATTATTATCTTGCGGAGCAAAGAGAGAATACCAGTGATGACTATATATTATTGTGTGGTCAAGTGCCATGGGACACATCTGTTCAGCATATCGATTATGAAGCATGGGTTCATCGTACAGCATATGATTTACGACAGATAACCAGTTTGCCAATTGTTTTCCGTCCTCACCCAAAACATCCGAGAGCAGTTCATACAAATGCGCTTGTCTCTTTATTGGGTGTCAGGATCTCTGATCCGGCTAAGAGAACGCTTTATGAAGATCTCGATCAAGCACGATGCGTAGTAGTGTACAACTCTAATGCAGCTGTAGAAGCACTTATGCATGGAACACCGGCTATTACAATGGACCACGGCTCTATGGTATACTCTATTACACATCACGACCTAAGAATGGTTGATGATCCCTTGTTTCCGGATCGTGAAGTACTTGAAGACAAGTTGGACTTTATTATCAGCTGTCAGTGGACCGCTGAGGACTGGGCTCTGAATACACCATGGAAGTCAACTAAAGAACAACTCAATGGATAAATGGGATAAGTCATATCAAATATGTAAGACAGGATGGAAACAGGGCATGCCTGAGACTGCTTGTGGTGGTGGTGCCCGTAAGGAGAAAGCAACTTATCTTATTCAGTGGCTCAGTGACTTTATAAAGGCAAATGATATTCAATCAATAGCTGATATAGGATGTGGGGATTTTAACTGGATGTCAGAGGTTGCCTTTGGAGATGCTCAATATATTGGCTACGATTGGGTATTTAAGCGAGACATGAATTCTCTCATGATGGCTGATCCGAGGCTTTCCTTTATTGAATGTAATGCAGCTCTATGGCCATTGTTTCCCGCAGACCTTATGATATGTCGAAGTGTTATGATTCACCTGAATAGCGAAGAGGCTAAATTATTGCTCGATAACATGCTCCGATCAAAACCGAAGTACCTACTTATTACATCCTATGATATTCCATCCAATTATGGCAGGAATGTAGTTAACTATGCCCCACTGAATATTGAACTGCCACCATTTGGTATTAAAGATCCTATTCAGCGTGTATATTCCGATCCGGAGAACAAAACAAATAAATACCTTAACCTATACCATTTAAATGTTTAGATCAGACAAATATAAATTCTATTTCGTGCATATTCAGAAGACGGGTGGTACATCTATTAAAAAAGCATTACTCCCATTTGCAAATCCTAAGCAACTATACTTCGATGGGGAGAAGGTAACAGATGGTCCAGGATTTCGTCCACATCAACCAATGACATATCCACTGGCAAGAGAGTATTCCAATTACTTTAAATTTGCTATTGTACGCAATCCTTGGGAGCGTCATGCATCGATCTGGAAGTTCCTTAAAGGACGAAGAAGTACAGACATCGGAGACATCGATTTTGACACCTATATATATAAGGTGTATAATAACGAACTTGGGATCTATTCAAAAAGCCAATTAAGCTACGTTTGTGACAACGGATTCTGGATGGTAGATTACATCGGAAGGTTCGAATCTCTTGACCTTTCATTTGATTATATATGTGATAAGATTTGTATTGACCGGCCACCACTCCCACATTATAAGAATCAGGGTAACTACGATTGGAGATTGATGTATAATCCAGAAACCCATGAAATGATAAAGGAACATTGTAAAGCAGATATTGAAGAATTTAATTATTCATTTGAATGAGCACACATAAGATGTTTGTGATTCCAATATATTTATTGGATTCAGAAGAAGAAGATGAACGTGATCACATGAAGGACCTTGGTGTTGAGAGCGAGGATCCATTGACTATAAAGCAAACTGCTTTTCATACGATCTTTATAGATTCTTATTGGATCGATCCGGACAAGAATCGTCATACAGGAATAAAGGATATAGTGTTCTATGTGAACGGGATTTCATTCCGTACACCATTCTCTCAGAAGATAATTAATGAAGTTATACATCCAGCTATGATGATAAGAGCAGGATCGTTGGAAGAGGAACAATTTATAACAGGACCGAACTAATGAACAGAAAACAATTACTCATTCGGATCGAAAAGATCTGGGAAAAACATGCCACTGGTAAAAGGAACATGATTGCTACCTTTCTCCCGCATGCTAATCAAGCAGCGATGTTTAAGGAGCTCGCTGATCTCTTTGATGAGATAACTCCCTACTCAGATCCCGTTACGATAGATAGTGTACGAAAAGCAGTTAACGATGTGATACAAGATGAAAAGATATCCTAGGATATTTATAATATTTCTTTATGAACTATTGGTATATAAAAGATGATTTCGTTCGTGCGAGAACAAATCAATCAACTTGGTATGACGGATTCTCTCCTGATGCCATGGGAGATGGTGCCCTACATACAGTATCCGTTGGACTTGTAAAGAATATGGATAACCTTATCACAAGGACCATATGGTTACTCAGGGAGCGCAAACGCTGGCCGGATAGCGCCATGCAGGGTAATGAGCATCATATAGCAAAGAACCGGTTAGATAAGCTCCTACACCCAAAGAAATACAGGTGGCAACACCGTATGTCACGGGACCCATTTACAGCATTAATATTTGTTATGGAAGTAAAGGGTTGTGTCTGGAGTTCCAGAATCAAGGATATAAAGATCCCATGGAGAATACAACGTCCTGATTTCTATTACTGGGTGAGGTTCATGGCAACCAAGGAACCTAAGTATAAGAAGAGATATGAGTTCTGGACAAACATCTCCCTGACTCTATTCGGACGATGGTATCCAATGTATGCTCTTCGCTTGCAGACATGGAAAGCATATTCTGCTAAGAGTGAAAAGATTAAGAAGAAACTACATAAACTTATTCCGGATTGGAATATGTATTGCTGTATCCTTATTGATAAGCCATGCATCTACAAACCTGGGTTCATTGAAAAAGCTCAGAAATATATAGCTAAAACTAAGTGCCAGTGGAGTTATAAGGAATGGATAACACCAACAATGTTTTACTCTACTGGAAAATATTTTGATCTTGGATATTGGGATGATGATATAGAATTTACGAAAGGTAATGTCTTACGTGAAGAGGACGAGATTAAACTTGATAAGGATGAACTTGACTGGGCATTAAAAACTGTAATGAATGTTGGGGGGTAAAGGAGTAATCCTTAAATATATCGATAGGCCGGAAGCCAAGACATACCTTAATATAGGTAGTGGATCTGATAAGACAGCACGGTTCCTTATAGACCGGGATAAGAAAGTCACTGATATAGATATAAAACGCACCCATTCCTTCAAGCATGAGAACTATTCTTTTATAGAGTGGAACTTGGAACTTGGTATTCCTGTTGGTGGATTTGATGTTATTATTGCAAACCACGTTCTAGAGCACATCCGGAATACTGGCATTTTTCTATTAGGATGTAATAGTGCCCTGAATGATGATGGTGTGCTTTGCATTGCTGTACCGCCATTTAAACATGCCCTGGCTGGTGGTCATGTCCATGTATTTAATATGGGTATCCTGATGTATAATCTCGTGCTTACTGGATTCAATGTAGTAGATGGACATTTCAAAAAAGAAGGATATAATATCATTGGAATAGTAAAACCACGGCATGATAAACTACCTAAACTAAACTATGATAAAGGTGATATTGATATCCTTGTTCGTAATGGATTATTACCTTCATTCTTTCGTCAAGGAATGAATGGAGACATGAAAATGTATAATTGGATTATATGATCTAAAACATATAATTAAATTATATAAAAATAAATTATATATTTATATATGGAATCATATCAATTAAGTGGAAAGGTTGACGTAGTATGGGAAACCAAGAAAGTATCAGAGAAATTCCGTAAGAGGGAATTTGTCGTAATAGTCAATAGCAGTACGGTTAGTGGGACTTTTGTTGACTACATAAAACTACAGCTCGTACAGGACAAATGCGAGCTTCTGGACGGTGTTTATCCCGGAGACATGGTTGTGGTCCGCTGGGCCCTTGCAGGTCGCAGATGGGGCAAAAAGCCTGAAGAGAAATACTTTACCAATGTAGAGTGCCTTGAGATAACAGTTGTTACTCGTGGTGATGGTGTAGGAGCTTCAGATTCAATTGAAGATGAACTTCCACTGGAACCGGAAGATACAATATTTGATGTACCAAAAACAGAAAGTATCCCTGATGAGGGAGTAGATGATTTACCATTCTAAATTATAATTATGAAAGCAGCAAAAGAATCAAAAATGAAACCCGGAGAGTTCAAGTTTCAACCTATTGGAGACTGGGTAGTACTTGATAAAATTGACATCCTCTCTAAGATGGATAGAGCGGCCAAGAGAGCTGGTCTTAATATCGTTGGCGCTCCTGATCCTAAGAACATCCTGGAAGCTGAAAAGAAAGCAGCATCGGAGTATATGAGCTATGTAGACTATACAAAAAATGCTCTTGATGTATACGATGGCAAGCATGGATGGCAGGGTATTGTTAAAGCTATCGGTCCATTGATCGATGAAGATCTTGGACTGAGAGTAGGTCAGAAAGTATACTACCGTGGTAATACCGGAGAGCCAATGATACATAATAAAAAACTCTTCTGGATGATGAAGCCACATGAGATCTTCGGATCAGCACCAAAGAACGAACACACTATATAATTTTATTTTATAATAAATAATTATATATAATTTGACTTGTATATGAATTAAATTATATATTTGTTGTGCTCGATTACAGTGTGGAGTTAATTTAAAGTCATCGTCTTTGAAATATGAAAGCCAGGTCAGATTGATCTGGCTTTTGTTATAACCAAAGAAACTTGTCAGGAGCATGCATACAGAAAACATAGAAATCGTCACCACTAAAGAGAGGTTTTTTTTGGAGTATTTGACGCTTAAAAAACCAATCATTGACAGTATGCTTACGAGACTTAATCGTAAGAAGACTACCCTGAGTGATGCACCTCTGAGAGTGCTGGCTCAGTTACTTTATTACTATGATCTTTTTAAGGATGAACAGGATGATGAGAAGAGATGGGCAATGGTATTTTCACGGGAGATCAAGATTGATATATTGGGTAAATTAAAACTTAAAGAACATTATCTGAATAATTATCTTTCACATTTACGGGCAATTAAAATTTTGGAAGATAAGAAAATTAGAAATCTGTTTGTTGTTTCTGCAGATGATGATCTGGCTCTAAGCTTTACATTTAAACTCAATGGACATAAAGAGTAAAGAATTTAACAGGATCGTTCGTAAGATTGCTCGTATAAACGAAACCGATCCGGAAATTGTTAGGGATGTTATAATATCACAATTTGAATGTGCAAGAGCTAACATGAAGAGGGCGGATCATTATAATGATTTTTTTCCTTATATTAAGCTACCCTATTTATTCACCTTTAAGGTGCTTCCAGGCAAAAGAAACTTCTTTGTCAAGAAGGCCAAAAAAATAATAGACGATGTTTATTCTGAATCAGGGCAGTCCGACAATTGAACCAAAGGCGCTATTCATTCCAGAATTTAAGAAGGTATGGAGTCGTGATACTTCAAAATCAAAGGCAAGGGCCAATAAGGATCTTGCCTATGTTTATTTTATGGCTGACTTTCAAAGTGAATATAATATATATGGTATAGAGAAATCTTCTATGGTTGGCCTTGAGATCATGAAGGACAAGAACTTTGAACCTGATGAACTCATGCTGGATGCTATTAAAAAGTATGAGCGCATACAGGAAACATATTCCATGAGGTATCTTAAGTCTGTACGTGCTACAGTAGATTCTTTAATGAAGTTCTATAACGACCTTCAGTATCAATCGGGACAGGATGATATGAAAGATTATAATCCTAAGAAGGTTACTGATGCACTCAAGGATGTTGAATCAATTATTGAGAAGATAGAAAAGTGGGAAAAGAAAGTACGTGGTGAGGATGAAGAAATGCAGATACGTGGAGGTGGGAAGGTTGGTTTATTTGAAGATTCACATAACGCAACTTGGTTAAAGCAGAATTAATGGAAGTTGAACAGGAAGTAATTGAAACCGGGTATTACAAGAATACCCCGCATTACAATACCGAGGAGTGGTGTCAGTCGTCATTGCATTTCAAAGAGTTTGGTCGTTATACAAATTATCCAGTGAATTCCCATAGCTCAAGTAACTACTATAAGTTTTGGGAAGAAGAGGCTCGTAGATCTCTTTATGGTTATAATATTGGCCGGGATTGGATTCCTGGCTATTTTTATTGGTACCTGAATTACTCACCTATATTTATTGCTGTTGAGATTGATGCTCCACAAACGGATGATATATTAAAGATGGATCTTGATATATTAACCCAGCAAGCAAGGGCAGACAGGGAGTTTAACTTTCCGGATTTCTGGGATGGTGATTATCAGTATTTCCATTATCTCGAAGATGCTGAACGATCCGGAACCCATGGAGCAGTTATTAAAAGCAGGCGTAAGGGATATTCCTATAAGGGTGGTGGGATGTGTAATAGGAATTATTACTTGATCCCAGGATCTAAGTCCTATGTGTTTGCTGATGAAAAGGAATATCTTATTAGCGATGGCTTGTTAACTAAGGCGTGGGAGATGATGGACCATGTTGAGTCTCATACACCATGGGGGAAGCGCAGGCAATATCATAATTCTATAATGCACAAGAGAGCCTCTTATAGAATCGATCATGGAGGGTTAAGCATAGAGAAAGGGTTTAAGAGTGAGATTATCGGAGTTACCCTTAAAAACAACTGGAACAAGGCTCGTGGAAAGGCAGGTAAGTTGGTTATATTCGAGGAATCGGGTAAGAACCCACATTTACTTAAAGCATGGAATATCTCCCTAAAGAGTATGCAGCAGGGCCGTTTAACGTATGGTCTGCAACTTGCTTTCGGAACAGGAGGTACGGAGGATGTCGATTTCATGGGTCTTGAACAGTTGTTTTATGAGGGCGGAGCACATAACGTACATATGGTCCCTAATGTATGGGATGATGTCGCAGGAGGAAAGTGTGGTTACTTTGCATCTATAGAAAAGAACCTTGAGGGTACAATGGATAAATTTGGTAATACCAAATTGGATATTGCCCGTTCACTTACAGATGCCTCAAGAGACAAGGTTATAAAAGCCACTAAGAATCCTGAGATTATAACCCGGTTCATTGCTGAGGAACCACGTAAACCACAGGAAGCGATCATGCGTCTTGGTGGGACCATCTTCCCAATAAATGATCTTAAGGAACATCTGAACAACCTAAGATCAAATCCTGAGAAGTTTGAAGAACAAGAATGGGTTGGTAAGCTAGTGATTAATCCGGAAACTGAGAAGATAGAGTGGAAGCTGGATCCCGATGCACGACCTATCAGGGTATTCCCACAAACTGATAAGCGGGATATTGACGGAGCGATTGTTATCTATGAACATCCGGTAGCAAATTCAGAAGGTATCATTCCTTATGGAATATACTTAGCCGGTAATGATACATACGATCATGATGAGTCAACAACCGATTCCCTTGGGAGCACCTTTATTTTAAATAAACTTACTGAACGTATTGTTGCAGAATATACAGGAAGACCTAAAACTGCAAATCAATACTATGAGAACGTAAGACGTTTATTGTTGTATTATAATGCAAAATGCAATTATGAAAACAACTGGAAAGGATTATTCACTTATCTCAACGGCAGACATCACGCCCACTTATTATGCGACACACCAAAAATTGTCCATGACAAGATCTACGATAAGTCATTACTCAACCGTGGTGCCGGTACACCAGGAACACTTCCTATACAAAAATGGGGAAGAGAACTCATTCTGATATGGCTTACAACACTCGTTGCACCAGGAAGCGAGAGACTCAACCTGCACACTATACGTAGTGTACCTCTACTACAAGAATTGATCTACTGGCACAAGCTTGGTAACTTTGACCGTGTAGATGCAATTCAGATGTTAATGATATTAAAAGAAGATGTTCAAAATATTATTCCTGAAGAGGAAGCAGCGCAACAAATGGTATCACCCTTCTTTCAACGCATGGAGATGTTTAAGGAGAAGTATAGAACAACAAATGATCCTTTTGCTGTTATAGATAAAAGGATGCAAGCTTAGGAAAGACAAACTTTAAATTTACTACCATGGCAATGAGACTTCATCAGTTCCCGGCTCAAAAGAAAACCCTGACACAGAAAACTGAAAAGTGGGGAAAGGAATGTGTTCTGGCTGGTATAACGATTACAACGAGCGATACCAGTAAGATACGCAAGAGTCGATCAGCAAAGAAACTTAACTATGACCTTATAAAGGGTATCATAGATGAACATGATATTGAGAGAGCATTTAACCCAATGGGTATTCGTGGTGTGCATTTCCCAGCTAAGACACAGAACTATCCTATTGAAGTTGCAAAATTTAATGTTCTAAAGGGAGAGGAATCAAAGCGTAGATTTGACTGGAGGGTACGATCAGTTAATGAAGATGCTATTAGTGAAAAGGAAACTCAGATGGGTGAGCAGATATTTGGTCTGCTGGCTCAGGAGATACAAAATGGAAATTATACCGAGGAGCAAGTTTCACGTAAGTTAAAGAAGATCGAGCATTACCAGAAGTATAACCTGCAGGATTATGGTGAGAAGGTTGGGAGCAGGATTATAGAATATTTCTGGCATACACAAAAACTTAAAGAAGTCTTCTCAAGTGCATTTTATGATGTTCTTGTTGGTGCTGAAGAAATATACAGTGTTGATATCTCTCATGGGGAACCTGTTGTTAAGAAAGAAAACATCCTTGGTATATCAACATTTGGAATGGGGGATAGTCATAAGGTGGAAGATTCAGATATAATTGTCTCTGATAACTATGTATCAGTAGGAAAAGTGATAGATGAGTTTTGGGAAGAGTTAGATGATAACGAGATTGATCAACTTGAAGAGGGAGCCCGAAGAAACTATATGTCTGGAGATGTAGTATTAGCTGGCCCATTTGATGCTACACAGGAAGCACAAGATATGTCCACATCACAACTTATTACTGTAGATGGTAAGGATATATGGGCTTATGATGGAAACTATGATCAGGACGGCAATATCCGTGTGATACGTGTAGTGTGGAAGTCACGTAGAAAGATAGGTAAACTTACATATTACGATAAGCAAGGAGATGAACAGGGAACTATTGTTGATGAGAACTTTCCAATAGATCAATTCAAAGGACAGGGATGGACCGTAGACTGGAGATGGATCAATGAGTGGTGGCAGGGATATCGTATAGGTCCTGATATGTATAAGCGTATTGAACCGTTACCAAGGATAGGAACAAAGATGAGCAATCCCTCAATCTGTAGTTCACCATATTGCGGCACCGTATATTCTATAGGTGGAACGGGTGTTAGTCTAATGGATCGAGTAAAACCTTATAAATATCTTTACAATGTATACATGAAGCGTACTGAACTTGCTTCAGCACGTAATAAAGGAGTAATAGCAGAATTGGATCTGGCTGAGATCCCGGATGGATGGGATGAAGAACTTGTCATGATGTTTGCCGAAGCAAATGGGTACATGATTAAAGATTCATTTAAAGAAGGTAAAAAGGGTAATGCAACAGGCAAACTTATTGGAACCGTTAAGCAACGTGGATCCGATATACTAAATCTTAACTCAGCTGATGTGATCCGGGCAAACCTGGAACTAGCACGATATGTCAAGAATGAACTTGCAGAAGTAGCCGGTGTGTCTCCTCAGCGTGAGGGGGATATTGGAAACAGGGAAACCAAAGGTGGAGTAGAGATGGCTGTTACAAATAGTTCACATGTAACAGAAGAGTGGTTTGCCTTGCATGATAACACAAAAATAAGAGTCCTGCAGTTGCTTGTTGAAACAGCCAAACATGCATGGAGATATGCCGAGGGAGAGAATGCTAAGAAGCTGCAATATGTTGATGATGGACTTATCACACATCTTATAACTGTTGATGGTAGACGGTTTGCAGAAACAGAGTATGGTTATTATGTCTCAGATGGACGTAATGATGCAGAGCTTATCAATGCAATCAAAACCCTGGCACAAGCCGCCCTGCAAAACGACAAGGCAACATTTAAGGATATCTTCGCTATCTATCGTGATACTTCAGTATCCAGTATGATTAATAAGCTTGAACATAGCGAAGAGCAATCTAATCAGAGAGAGGATGATGCACGTAAGGAGCAACTAGAAAGTAATGAGCGCATGCAGGAAGCAATGAATCAAATTAAGCAGATGGAGCTTGAACAGAAGGAGCGTATTGAGATGAATAAGATCGAAGCATCATTGATTGAAACTGAAATGCAAATACGTGGTCGTTTGGCAGAAGTTGAACTCATGGAAGAGGGAAGTAAGGACAGAGAAAAACTAGAGTTTGAACTTACTAAACTAAGAGAGACACTTGACCTGAAAAGAGATGAGATGAGAGAGAAGTCAAAACAGTTTTATGATGGCTTAAAATCACAAGAGGATCGAACACGACTGCAAATTAAAAGCGCTGAAACCATAGCATCCAAGCGACCTAAAGCGAAAGTTATATAAAAAAATTATATAATATTAAATTATATGTTTTAACTATATAGAATGTACCATAGTAACGGTGGTATACTTGAAATGAGGTCTATTATTAACTAAAATTGTAACTATTGAAAGGAGAAAAAAATGGCAGAAAAAGCAGCAGAAAATTCTGGTGACGATGTGTTATTTGGAGGCATCGATATAGCAGGATTGGAAGAATCGCTACTTACTGTTGACGTTGGCCCTGATGATCCAGTGGTCACTGAAACAATTAAGGAAGTGAGCAAAGACGGGGGTGGGGACCCGGCAAATCCAGATGATCCACCGGCAGGTGAGGAACCTGGAGCAACGAAAGAACCAGAGACAAAACCACCAGATCTACTCGAAGTAGATAAACCAATAGCAGCAAGCGGAGAACCAAAAGAAAAAATATCTGATCCTATAGACGGTGAAGATAAATCAGGGAAGGGTAAAGGGGCCGCAGAAGAGATTGAATCTCCGATATATCTCCATGCTGCAACTCTTCAGGAAAACGGCCTCTTACCCAACTTTGATCTTGATGAGCTTAAAAGTCTTAAAACAGATGAAGAACGATTCGTTAAGATCAATACTGTAATACAGAAGAATTATGATGAAGCAATAACGGAAGGTATCGAAAAGGAAAAAGCAGTAATAGGCGAAGCCCTTAAAATATATGAGGGAATTAAAGCCGGTGTTAATCCTGAAGATCTTGCCGCTAATGCAAGCCTTGAAGAGCAGTATGGAAAACTTGAGGTAAAGGACCTTGAGGATAGTGAAGAAAACCAGGAGGCTATCTATGCTGATTCCCTGTTTATGAAAGGACTTTCTGAAGCTAAAGTAAAGCAGCTTATTGATGTTTCAAAGAACAATGAAACACTTCTTGTTGATGCGACTGAGGGATTGAAAGAGATTAAAGGTGAGATAAAGAAGGAGAGAGATGCTTTATTTGCGGAGGCTGAACAAAGAAAAAAAGTCAAAGAAAAGCGTGATCAGGAAACGCAAGAGAAGGTTAAGACTACTGTTGGGAGTATTAAGGAGATTATTCCGGGAGTAGAAGTTACCAAAGCGGAGCAGGATACCCTTATCAAAAACATGACCGTACCTGTAAAATACACTGAGAATGAACAAGGACAACAGGTGCCTGTAAGTAGAGTTATGGAACTACGGGCTAAGGATCCTATATCATTTGAAATGAGATTGAATTATTTTATAGAAAAAGGATTCTTTGATAAGGATGCCAAGTTTGATCCTATATTAAAAAAGGCTGAGACAAGTGCTTCTAAAAAGTTTCTTCAAAAAATGAGTTCTGATAAACCCGAAGTTACAGGGAAACCTGCAGCTGAGGAAGATGAGAATAAAGGGGAACCAAAGTTTACGTTTCCTACAAACATTTCTATTTAATATAAATCGATTTAAATTAACACACAATGCAAAGAGTATCACCGTTACAAGAGTATGAACCTCAAGATTGGTCTGGTCTGACAACCAAGAATCATCTAGGGGCGATCTATCAGCTCAAGCCACAGGAAACAAGTCAGCTCGTTTCATTGCTGTACAAGGCTAATCGTGGTGTGAACTTCGGACTCTTCTTAAAGAAATTCAATACTCTGTATCTTGAAACAGATGATGATTTCCGCTGGAGACTACAAGGTTCTGCCAAGAAGAATGTGCCTCTTATTTCCTGTACTGTAAATGGCTCTGCTATTTCTGCCACCTCACAAGTTGGTAAGAATGGGGCACGTTTTACCTTGACATTCCCTGAACAATATTTCTCAGATACCAACCTGATTGTTGGTGAGAGGAATTCAGTTTACCCGATTCGAATTACCAATATCCCTACCCCTAATGGGACTAACTGGGATTATGAATGTGAGCTTTTCACTGGTGACCCGGATCTTTATATTCCTTTTGCTGAACTTGCCGCAGGTAAGAGGTTCTCAAAAGAATGGTCTATTGTAGAGAAGACCCTATCTATCAAAGGTGGGACTCCTAACTATACCAGCCCATTCTCCATGAAGAACACTTTCTCAATGGTACGTATGCAAGACACCCGTCCTGGTAATATGATCTCCCGTCCGGTAGCTTGGTCCTGGAAAGCACCAGATGCTGATGGTAAAGAGCATGTTATGACTACATGGCAGCAATATGCTGATTGGGAGTTTGAGCAGCAGTTTCAGGATATGAAGGATAAGCTTATCAACTTTGCTACTACCAACCGTGCTTCTGATGGAACATTCAAGCAAATTGGATATTCCGGATTTAAGATTGAGCAGGGAGCAGGTCTGGAGCAACAGATTGAAGCAACCAATGTCCTTTACTACAATGATTTTGATATCGATATCGAATGGCTTACAGAAGCTATTATGGACCTTACTGATGACACTCAGGGAGGTTATGGACAGACACGCCAGGTTCTGATGAGAACCGGGAAATGGGGTGCCTATCTTTTCCATAAGGCTATTAAAAGTTACAGTACCCTGTATCAGCCAATGCAAACCGAACATCCGATCTATAAGACCGGTAATGGTTGGGGATATCGTGAGAACTTCGTTGAGTATTGGGGTCCCGATGGAACTCGCCTGAGTGTTATGATTGATCCAGTGTATGATGACCGTGAGCGTAATAAGATTATGCATCCAAGTGGGAAAGGCGTAGCCAAGTCCTACGAATATCAGATTCTTAATGTTGGTCGTACCGGTGGGGAAGATAACATCAGGTTGGTATTTGAAAAAGGAATGGAAGACTATATGGGATATGTTCCCGGTCTGAGAGATCCTTATCAGGTAAACAATGAAAGAAGGTATATGGGATCACCCGAAGATGGATACACGATGCATAAAGCCTTTACCGGTGGATGCATGGTTAATGATCCTACTCGTTGTGCTACTATACGCCCGAATATACTGGCAGCATAAAACACTATTAAACGGAGATTAACATGGAGAATGAAGTAAGTGGATACTCAAAAAGTATCAGGGAATTACGAACAAAAAAGGTTGTCGTAAGACCCATCAGACGTAAGGGAGGCTGGCTCGGACCGGAGCACGATTCAGCCTTTCTAAATGAAGGAAGTACCCGTGATTACACAGTACCATCAAGAGCACGGGGAAGAGTTCTTGTAAATCCTTGCCCGGATTTTACCCAAGCCGACTTGGAGTTCCTGAGAGATGAACTGGGACTGGAGAATATTAGGGATCTTAATCCTAATACCCCCAAGGGCTTTTGGATGCGTGAAGCAGAATCTACTGTTAAGCTTGATCGAAATGGTAAACATCTTGATCTTAGTCAAACAAGGGATTTTATTGAATATCTTGTATTGCGATCCAATAGCCACCTGATATCTCCAAACTGGGCTTCTCGGTTTGATAATGGTGAATTTATGTTTGCCCTTGTAGAAGAAGGAGAAGAAATGGTTGATAAAGTTTCTAATCTGGAAGAGAAGAAGGCGGCATATAAATACCTTGGTGAGATTGATCATAGTGCTGAGAAGATGACGGATTTCCTTCATGTTTATTATCTAAACAAGAAGGAAGCTAAGAGGCCACCACGTAATGCAGCTGTTGACTGGCTTAAGAGCGAACTGGGAAAGATTATAGAATCTGATCTTAAGGTCTTCAATGAGATCCTTAGTGATAAAGATTATAATCTGAAATTATTGATTCAACGATCAGTAGAGACAGGCGCTCTTTTAAAAGACAGGCATTATTATGCATTACCTGGAGCAGATGAGCCAATAGGAGTTCTTGAGGATCTTATATTTTATTTGGATGATCCAAAGAACCAAACCGTTAGAATCAAGTTAATGCATCATGTTGAATCAAAAACAATGACAACGACATGACAGGAGCAGAAATAATAAGTGCGTTTAAGGTTTATTATGATAGGGTAACGAGTTTCTCGGCACCTGGTTATCGTGAAGCTGATATCTTATTGTTTCTGAATAATGCACAAGATCAGTTCATAAAGGACAAAGTGTTTGGAGGAAACTTTCAGCCGCCTGCTTTTGAAGATAATCAGAAGCGGGTGGTTGATATCCTTCCACTAACAAAAAGAGCATTAATTGCATCATCACAGATTTCTCCGGTAACATTGTTTGGTGTAAAAGCATATGGAGCTAATAAATCAGCTCATCTAACAGGGAGGGGTCTTTATACAGTTCAGTTTGAAATACAAGTAACAAGAACCAATCCTGTAATAACAGAAGAATATGTGCGATGTGAAATGATTAAAAGCGAACATATAGGTCGCTTCGTTCAAAATGCAGCCAATAGGACACATTTCATTTATCCTAAATTGGTTGAAGAAGTTAATAAGTATTATGTGATATGTGATTATTATACTGATTCAGTGCTTAATGCACGAGCTACAGTAGTTGTAAAACCATATCCTATTACTGCCGGGATAGGAGAGTATGATGGAACCTACGGTGCAGGTGTCATGAATCTACATAATTCAGTTCATCAGGAAATTGTAGATCTAGCGGTACGACAAGCATTACAAAGCATCTCAGATCCACGGTTTCAAACTAATGTTGCACAGGGTCAAATAGACACTAATTAATGAATTTACTTGAGTTACAAATATTGTTTCAGCAAAAGATATCGGATGTCAATCGGGTTTTCGAGATTGAGCAGCGTCCTGACACATATACTATTGTCAATTATCTGAACAGGGCAATAGATGATTATCTTAAAGTGACATTCCTTGGATTACTCACATTTGAAGAACAGATCATAGCAATCGATAGGGCTCAGGATAATCTGAGATACCTGTTAGTACGTGATGGCAATCTTACTTATGTTAATTCCACATTCACAGAGAACTGGAATGGAAGGGCAAAGCGCTATAGATATCCCAGTAACCTTTTGGTCCCTTTAAGCCTTACAACTACGATCACACGTACTGAGATAGCACCAATGACAGATCAAAAGGTGTTTGCTGAATTCACAACACGAAGAAAAGCTGAGAGGTTAATACGTGATAGTAATGATCGTGTCATCCATATTAAACCAGCAGCATTCTTTGAAGATGAATTTTATATTGTGGTTGTCGGTGATGCATATGTAACTGCTATTACTGCAGATAATATAAATTTTGTACGTAGACCAGATAAGTTATCCTTTGATTATACGGAGCTTTCTGGAGCAGCATCTATTGATATAACAGCTATAAGCACTGGCGTTTTAATGAGAGCACTTACTGGGATCACTTATGTAGATTCTGGAGGGACCCCCACAAGCTATAAAGCAGGAGAGCAAGTAACAAAGGTAGCCGGATATGATACTATTACAGCTCTTGCGGGGGAACCACCCAGTATTGGTTATCCGTGGGGCTATACGGATACACCGGATTTTCCAGATCATCTACATGAGGATCTTCTTAATAGAGCAACGCAGTTCTTTTTAGAAGAGGCTAAACTTAAACTTGTACCAAATGAATCAAACTGATAATTAAAAACATAAGACGATGAAATCAAGAAAAATCACATCAACGAATCATAATGACGGAATCGGATCATCCGATGATGTTATTATTGTAAGAGGAGGTTTCTATAACCAACTAAAAGATGATTGGGATGCTCATGTTCCTTCTGATGGAAGTGCTAAGTTTAATACAATTGCTGAATATACAGCTGGACAAGGAGTGACTATTGATGGCGTTTTAATAAAAGACGGTATAGTAACAACTACCGGTCCTGTAATTAAATCTGTAGCTCCAGCAGTTACGGCTTTTGCTACTGGAGGGAAGCCTTCAGCAACACCATTGACAGAAGAGATTAATGTTATTACAACATGCGCTACTGCATTAGATAGCGTTTTGTTACCTGCAGCTGTCGTTGGATTAAAGATAACAATAGCTAACCTGGGCGCTGCTACTTGTGCAGTATATGCTGCCGGAACAAATACCATTGATGATGTAGCAACCGCTAATCCAGTAGTCTTGCAGGTTGAGGATGTTGTAACATTTTATTGCTATACTACAGCTAAGTGGCAATCGGATTTTGAATCTGATGGATCGTATGGGACAGTATATGTTGATACTATTGCAGAAAACACAGCCGCAAATGGTGTTGCTATTGATGGTGTTCTATTAAAAGATAATGCTATAAGCCTTGTTACTGGTGGTGTTAGTATGACTCCTAATGCAGTGCAGTATGTTACCGAAGTTACTCTTACGGCAGGACAAATTGTAGGTACTGCCACAGGAGATCTTGGACATACCGCTGGTGCTCCTCTTGTAGCCGCTCAGGGTGCCGGATCTGTTGTTCAGTTCGTTCAAGGGCTTTTAGTATATGATTTTGATACTACCGGTTATACTGGTGCTGGATCAAATGATCTCGTTGTTCGTCAAGGAACAACTGCAGTATCTTCAGTTATTTTGGATGCTGATTTACTACTTGCTACTGAAGATAAGATTGTAAGTATAAACAATCTTGCTGCTGGAGATATTGCTCTTACAGCAAATACAGCTCTTAATTTGAAATCTTCTGCAGTTGTAACAGCAACAGGAGCTGCAGGTGTCATTAGAGCATTTATTACATATAATGTGATTACAACAGGTTTATAAGATAGAAGGTGACAGCGCAGGAAATGCAATATAACTTTGAACTCAAGATTGGTGAGCAGTCTGGATTTAATAAGACATTCACCAGTTATGATGTTGCATTCTTTCTAAATGCATCTCAGGATGATTTGGTTGAAGGGTTCTATTCAGCCAGAATTAATCCCAGTAGTAGATATTTTGAGATGGATGAACGGGCAAGGGCAATGCTTGCCTTGCTCATAGAAAGCACAACTATACTTGCAGCTGCTTTTGATAGTTCGGATAGTGCCTTGCATAGTAATGCTGTATTTGTGGATCTTCCTGCAGATTTTCTATATGCCCTGGAAGAGAGATGTACAGTATCCTATACTGATTGTAACAGCGTAACAACGACAACAGAGTCGAGGGTGCTTCCTGTAAGGCATGATGAATATAGTATGAATGTTAATAATGTCTATAAGAAACCCTGGAAGGATCTTGTTTGGAGAATGGATATTGGTGATACAGGAGGAAACAAGAAACACGAGTTGATTTATGGAGATGGCACTTCAATTACTAATTACACCTTGAGGTATCTTCGTAAACCGGTTGCTATAGATATTATCTCTGGAGTAGATTGTGAGCTAAATGATATTATACATCAGGAAATTGTTGATAGGGCTGTATCTTCAGCTATTATCTCAATGCCAAAACAAGTTGAATCAAATTTACAAACATGAAAAACAGAGGGATTATTGCCAGAATTTTGGCTAAGACTAAGAAACAAAAGGCCCCTAAGAAGGCTAAGAAAGCTCCTGAGCCAGTCAAGAAAATTCTGGCTATAGACCCTGAAACCGGTAAAGTTGTACTGGAAATTAATAAGTTTGAGGATGCTCCTGCTTTAGGATTTACTCCTAATAACATTAAAAGCGCCCTGAAAACTGGTAAGAAATATAAAGGACATCTTTGGGAATTAACAAAGTGACCTATCATTTTAATAACTAAATAAATATAGACATGACACAAAATGATGTAATGCAATTGTTAATCGGGAAAGATATCGGGGCTGTACCATCAGTATCTGCTGGTAGTTTAGTTACTGCTTACGGTGATCTGGTAGATGGTGAAATTGCTGTTGTAAATGCACACCACTCTGTTCTTTCTGCTTCTTCTGTACTTACCGATGATATTGTTGCTGAAAGTGGAATTAAGCTTCTTCAAAGAAGTGGGACAGAATTATTGTCTTCGGACTTTATTAAGCAGAATAACATTTTGAGCTACAAGGGAACAACCGATGCTGCCGGTGCTGAACAGATCTCTTATATCGGGTACAATGGTACTTCCGGTGCAATTGAGGTCCAAAACTCTAAACTCTATGTTGTAAGATTGAGCCTTCAGGAAAAGGATCAAACTGGACAGGGACAGGAATTTATTATTAATGCTCCCTATAAGTCTACTGCTTCTGCAACTGAGTCTGCAATAGCTAATGGCCTTGCTCTTTCTCTTGCAAATGCAGTTAATCGTCAAGCTGTTAAGCCATTGAAAGTTGAATTGATTACTAATGTAGCTCATGCCGCTACAGGAGCATTTGATGGTACAGGAACCGTTGTATATGGTGAGAAGTTGGTTACTATCGATACTGATCGTAGTTACAATACCAGTGTTGCACTGGCTGTTGGTGATTATGTTCGTTTCTCCGCTGCTCCTGCAACGACTGGTTGTCTTGTAAGCGATGGGATCTATAAGGTAGTTGAACTTGTTGGCACAACCCAGTTTAATGTTGACAGGCCAATTGAACAGGCAAGTCAGGTTTATGCTCCTGGACTGGCAGGATGTACTGTACTCAATGCTGTCAAGATTGCTGCAGCTGATTTTGGGATCAGGCTTACAGGTATTGCCCGTGCATTCGCTCTTGGGAAGTACAGGTATTCGAAGGTAGAATTTGAGATTGGGCTGGATAGCCCTGAATCCTTTGGTGATACACCCATTACCCTGAACACAGCAATGTCACTTGGTAGTGGAACTTACAATCAGATTGCTGAACTGGAGTATTCTCTTGAGGGAAATCGAGGAGATGTCTATAAAGGAGACTTTATGCATCCAGCAGAAAAATCAGATGCTGCAGCTGCCGCTACGTATGATCAGATTGCAATTACCTATTTCAATGATCATTCTATAATGGGTGTTGGAGCGACTCCACGTAGAACTAAGCAACTTATTGTTGCCCTGGCAACAGGATTCTCAAATAATGAGGCTCCAGATATTGTTGTTGATGTTCTCGATGCTTATTCAACTCAGTCTTCAGGGATAGGTGTATAAGATCTATCTTTTTGATATATAGCAAAGGGGGAGGAAGGAGGTTATTCCTTCCCCTTTTTTAAGATTTTAACATTCAAAAAGATAAGATATGTTTACACCAGACCTTGATCTGCAAGTTGTAACTCGTTGTACTAAGTTCCGGATAATTGATAAGACTGGTGTTGACACAGGTGACGGTGATAAATGGGATGGGGTCGCAGGATTAGATCGTACCCTTATCACTTCAGCTGTTATCCGGATTGTTAATCCATCTGGGACTTATAATGATTATGATGTTTTATCACAAATATCGGATCCAGTAACGGGTAATATTACGTTCAATGATTATATAGGGACCGAAGTAGATGGTCTACATAATCTCATTTATCGTCTTCATACCGGAAGCGTATCCATTTCTCAATGGATCAACTATAATTCTACAGTTGTTAATACAACAAGATGTTTAGCGACATCACATGGCCTATCAACAGGACAATACATAGATATTGATGGGACAACAAATTATGATGGTGAATATTATGTCACCGTTATAGATGTTAATAATTTCTATATCTCAAAGGTCTTTGTTGCAGATGATGGTGCATCAACCGGTACGGCAATGTTTCTAAATACATTTTATCCCTATGTATATTGTGAAGCAGAAGCAGGGAAAGATAAGATGTTTGCTAATCTTTCTTTTATGACAGCAGGAACTGTACGTGATAATTATCTAAAAGATGCTAATACTGTTAGGGGTTTGCTCGAAGCACTGAAAAGCGCAATCACATCGTCTAATACAACTGCGCTTACTGCTATTCTTGCAGAGATTAACCAGATATTAAGCTATAATAATGTGGATCCTCAACTGTAAAGAATATGCCCACTGGTGCTTCAATGCTCGGACCCTCTCCTTCTTTAACAGGAGGACAGATATATATAGAATCTGCTGATCCGCTTGCTAAGAATATCATACTTCTTGGTTATGCGCCACCTGGTTCTATTGCTCAGGGTGGAACAGGAAGTGTTGGCATTCAGGGTCCAGCCGGACCTATTGGTCCTACAGGACCTAGTGGATTATCTATAACAGGTCCAACCGGAGCAACGGGTAGTGTCGGTCCAGCTGGTGCTATTGGACCAACAGGAGTAATTGGTGTTACTGGATCACAAGGTATAACCGGACCAACAGGCGCAGCTGGACCAACGGGACCAACAGGT